GATTTCATCCGTTCAACTTCACCACGGGGCATTTTCCTGGTGTACTTGAGCGTGACATTTTTGTTTCCCATGGAGAATACAGTTGATGACATTTATAATATTGTCACATAATAAACAATGCTCGCGTTTGTCATCCTCACGCTGATCAACACCATCATCTTCTTGCAGACTGGTCAGGAAAAGTCGAAGGTGGGTGGTAAGAAGTGGACTGTTTTCGGGACCATGGGTTGTGGATGGACTCGAAAGCAGTTGGAGTACATGAAGAAGAATGGAAAGCCTCACACCTTCGTCGATTGTGACAAGGGTGGGTGTGATGGTATGGACGCTTTCCCAACCCTAAAGGGACCCAACGGGGAAGAAATTGTCGGTTACAGTGAGATTTAAATAGGTTTAGGTATTCTTGGAATATGAAAGCGATAAGAATCAGTATCAAACTCTTCTGATCCGGGATACTTCCTCTTGCAATATTTTTTTGGATAAGCCCATGTATTATACTGCCTTAGTTTAGGACGCCCTTTTAGATCTGGTGTGCAATCGTCAAATCTAAAATACCATTCCGTAAATGGGTCATGTTCAGGTCGTCCCCATTCGTCATCACGTCTGGCATAGGCAATATGTAATTTTTTGTCATCTGAAACATCCATATTCTTCTGAAATCTGGAATATCCAGGTTTTACTCTATCTGTTTCATCAAAAAGGGTGCCACATGAATCTCTTTCCAACAGTTCAAGCATTTGCCCGATCATTCTGTCTTTGTTTGATATCATCTTAATATTATGTATTCACAGTCTTTATATAATATTAATATGATGGTTTTGATTTCAAAGTGAGTACAATTTAAATGCCGCGCACGATCTGGAGAGAGAGGGCGAGGATGAAGGCGTCAAGGAGGGTGTTGATGGGCTTGAGCACAGTGATGTGCTTCACGAGGGAGCGGTTCCACACAACACGGAGTAGGAAGGTGCTGATGAGGACGGAGAGAACGAAGATGAGAAACTCCATGAGCGCGTCGGAGCGAGACTTAGCCTTGGTAACTTCCTGAATCATTTATTACAAGCGGATATTTTTTTCTACATAAACTACAAATGAGGAATCTTCCATTGAGTGGTTCCGAAAGCAAGTTTACCAATCGGAGATGGGGTTCCGAGAAGGGTATAGGAAACAACAATTGCTATGCGTATGCAGTGGGCGACTATGAAGCGTACAGGTGGCAGAAGTCTATCCCTGGTGATCGATCTGGTCTCTCGAATGGAAACCATTCTTACACTCATTGTACAGGATTGCCGAAGCGCGTTATTTCGGATAACCCCAAGAAGGTTTACAAAGCTGGAGCCAATGAAAAGTGTAAGAAGGGATACTATAAAGTCATGATGTTCGTTTCTCCTGGTCGTCCCACGAACTACATCCGTCAAGGTGACTTCCACTTTTACAAGCAGCATGGAGTTGTCGAGTACAAGATCAAACCTGGGGACACCATCTCCTCCGTGGCTGCATTTTTCAAGGTTCCAGAGTCTCGGATAAAGCGGGCTGGTGCATTCAAGGTTGGCAAGCGTATCGTATTCAAAGCGAACGTCTTCAGTCACAAGCGTGGATGGGCGACTGGTCCACTTCTGACTGATGCGAAAGGTAAGTCTATCGTAGATCCCCGTAAGGCTTCTAGGAACTACCCAGGTCTAAACTACGAGAGGTATTGCAGTTCATTCTGCGTCAAGAACCGAGGGATCAAAGTCGGCAAGACTCACCCCAAGGTCAGAAAGAATACTGTCTAGGTCAGGTTGATTTTCAACATCAAATGTAATATCAAAAAGATCTAAAACATCAAAGATCGATTCCTCATTCAAGGACACAGAGTTCGCCGTCGCTGTGTAATTGTTCTGAATCGTCACTACAATCTTAAATTGTGATGCGTCGAAAACTTTTCTACAAGTGGGGCATGTATTCTTACCTTGTTCTTTCCATCGCTGTAGACAGTGGGAATGAAACATATGTCCACATCGAATCGGGGGATTTGTCCTCGTCGATTTGACTTCATTGAGACATATGGCGCATGTCGACATTCTATAGAATGGTTCTAAACTTTTTTTCGTAATTTCGCTCACTTAATAGATATCGGGAATCTTGAGAAGAGGCTTGTCACAAGTCTTGCAGTTGTCCTTACCCTGTTCCTCCTGCACCTTGGAAAGGAGGCTGGGACCCTGAGACTGAAGAAGCTTGCGGTACGAGTAGTTGTCCTCGAAGGAGATGTTGTTCTGCTTCATCACGTAGTTGTTGAAAAGCTGAGCAGAAGAGTTTATGGTGAAGCACCGACCGTCTGCCATACCAAGTCGCTGAGACATTTTGTTAATATTATGTCAGAAATTAATTTGCCTGTTCTCGATTGTCTGCATCCAAGATTTAAACCCCTTCTCTCTGAGTTGTTGAATGAGCCAATCACATTTGTATCCCAAGAAGATATCGAAGACATCTGTGTCATCCGTGCGAGACACCCGAATATCTGGATTTTCGTTGATGTGCTGGTTGATGATGTTGTAGGCGAATGCAATTTCCTTCAGCGTCTCTGCACCTGTGATGATAATTTTACCTGTACTGAAGATACTACAAGTGATCTCTTTCATGTCTTCCGCTGGCTTGAACTTGATTTTGACGGCTGAATATCTATCTGGTTCGAAAGAAACTTTGAAGATGTCATCGTACTCCTCGAACCAGTCAGCCACCTTCATGAGGTTGATGTTGTAGTTGAGACTAAAGTTGGAGTTGATCATGACAACACGAAAAGCATCGGAGGACACATTGATGTCAAGTCCCAAAAACATTTTGAAAATGTAGATGAGTTGGGTGATGATACGCTTACAATCGAAGAGATCACAACAACCGGCAACCTGAATGCTCCCATTCGGAAATACCTTGACAGACTTTGTGCTGTACGTATCATGATACGTCAAAGTCACCTGGTTGTAAAATGTCGTCGGCTTCAGTTTCCATTCAAATCCTTCGGTCGTGGTTCCTTGACGCTTGAGACGGTACGAACCGATGCGTTCGAACGTTTCACGAAGCTTTTTAATATCAATCTCCTGGATAAAGCTTGATACCATTGTGATCGTGGTAATCTTGACCCACGAGGGGCGAGTCTCGTCAGGAAGGTTTTTTCGCATCTCATCGAGAGTTAAGAGATACGAAAAACTGTTGTTGGCAATTGAGGAATACATTTTCGTGGCATAGTTTTTGTCATGAGACAACCCCACTTAGGTGTTTAAAGAAAATGATCGATCTTTAATTACATGACTTCTTTCGTAACATCTGCTAAATTTGTTCATGATGTTGAGTCCGATCTTTCATACATTGAGATAGTATACGATAGGTACACTAAGGGGAAAGGATACAAAACGTACACGGATTACATCAACGCCGAACCCCTCGGAGATTGGACCCTTCTCGAGAGTCAAAAGAAAAACATCCAATACGAAAAGTTTCTAGACTCGATGGTCACCAAGACGATCGAAGTACGACAGCGAATGGCGGAGTTGATCCTCGATAGTCTACTCGCTTACGATCAAGACAGTCGTACTTACATTCGAATCGCACATGCGGTCAAGATTCTAGATCCAACGTTCCAACCACCCCGAGTAAATATGGGGAGTGCTTGGCAGATGGAGTTTATCAAAAAGTTCTGCAAAAAGTTCGTTCCAGACGCCATTCAAATGTGCACGAAATCATCTCGACTCACCTACTTCTTCAATATCTTGCGTATACTAGAAACAGAGCAATGAGGAAGACGATAAAGAAGAGACCAATGTAAGACATGCGAGGCTTCTTGGAAACACCAACCTTCACTCGCTTCTTCTCCTTGCAAGTAAAGCCGGTATCGATGTTACGTCGGGGATGAACATCTTTCAAAATGATACAAGGCGAGGTCTCATCCTCACACGCACCAAGATCACAGTACACACTCTTATCACGAACGTCTAAGTTTACATCAGGGTACACTTCCTGGAAATCGCTAAAATCACCCGTCTGTCGTACACCTCCTGGAAGGGAGAAATCGTGCATGACAAATGGATTGACATCATCGATGGCATCCTCGTCATCGAGCATGTGCTTACTCATCGTTGTTACTACTACTTCAGATTATATTTTTTGTCGTGCATCTTGTACTTGTGCTCTTCCCACATCTTATCTAGGTCAACATTTAGCATATGCGCCAATTGAAACAGGTAACTGAACACATCTCCCATCTCCATCATCACATCTGTACCCCGTTCCTTCTTCAAGTTGGTCTTCTTGTACGTCTTCTTATACTGTCTAATCGCAGAAGCTAGCTCACCGAACTCTTCAGTCAGGAGAAGCCACACAGTATCGACAGCCGCTCTGTCCCAACCCTTGGATTTACATACTTTTTCGGTTTCAATTTTATAGTAGTTCAAACTCATTACTTACTACATATTGAATCATAATCTTTAATTGAATCCGATTTTATCATTGAAGTCAATCTTTTTTCCAGTGGTACTGGTATTCTCGGGTCGGTCCATGAGTGTGCGAGTCGTGTCGATATCATTAGCGTACGCGATATACTGAGAAACACCGGTTTGAATTTGGGAGATTGCGGTATCGATGACTTTCGTGTTCATCATCTTTACCTGATTGTTAATGTCTTTGTAGTGATCACCCGAGTTGTTGATGAACACCACACGCATGATGGCGTACAGGTCATCAGGGTTTTGGTAATCTATGGCGATACCACTCCTGCTCTTAAACGTCTGACGAATACCACGCTGGAGAAGATTCTTGTTGAAGTCCGAAAAAAAGAGAATGTTCAGTGGAGTTTCACACTGCTGGAGAGAATCAAGGTGGAGATTATCACACATTTAATATATCCTCGGAAAAAAATTGTATGTAAATAGTAAATGCTGAACTTTGCTGACTTCAACGAAGTGTATGCCAACAAGCCAGATAATGTCGAGGAAATTCCATGCAAAACCCCAGCCTGCTTCGTGGGTTCTTACGCTCCAGTGGCTAAGGCTGGTGAGGAGGGTCCATTCTTCGTGAACACCTATCTTCTCCAAC